AGAATTAACAGGATCATTAGGATTAGTAGCGTCTATGCTTATCACATCTTCATTAGTGAAAAAAGCAACAGTCATAGCAGCTTGAAGATTTCTTACAGCAGTTCTAGTTTTTGGTCTAAAAAAAGCAGACCTTTTCTCATAAGCTGCAGTATTATACTTTGAACCCGGAGGGTGATTGCTATTAAAAAGAGAGAGATTCTTCTCCCACTGATATCTGATATTGGCATCAAGATATTCAGTAGAATCCTCATAAATCTGACGAGCAATTCTGATCCACTTACTTTCTGTAGGAGTCTCATCCGCATCTAAGGGAACAGAGTCTATACCTACATTTAGAGGTGGTTGTGGATTGATTAAAGACATTAACTCAAATCTCCATTCAATTGACCATTAGAATGCATCTCAAGGTCATTGTATTTGGTCTGATTAAAAGCGCTTGTAGATTGACGATATCTTTCTAGGATCTCTCCACCGGCTCTAGTGACGGCTTTATAATCATTGTCTATTTTATCTTCATGTAAAACAAAACCCCAGTTTCCAGAAAGGCGCATTGACTTTACGACAACTACTCCATCCATAACATGGACTGCCCATAACCAACCGGGATATTTCTTCTCAAGATGCTCTGCAACATTCTTGGCTAATGTATGATCTTGTGCTATAAATTTAAGATTTTTTTCGATTTCTTGCATGATTTACATTAACTCTCTTTCTGGGTTGATAAAAAACTCTATTACCATTATCGAATACATAAACCCTTTCAGGCGCGCTCAATTCAGGATCAATTCTATAAGCCAATTCCGACCAACTATATTCTGTTGTGCCGTCTTTCTTTTTGCTCATGATATTATAATTTCCGAAACATAAGTAGGATCACCAACTAAAGGCCACCCCGGTTCATAAGGCGTAAAAACAAGATTGCCCTGTGGGTCTATAACAAATATATAAGTAACCCCTACGGTTGGGGTAAGTGTTCCTAATCCCCATGCCTCTGTATGACTTGCCCAATCACCAGTTCCATCATCCCACAATGTACCACCGCCAAAACCTGAAAGACTTGCACTATCAGGAATAAAGTTATGTCCAGTAGTTGATATTGGAACAAACCCAGTAAGAGCCAAACTTCCAACAGGAACATACCAAAGTTTTTGTATTGTTCTGTCAGGTGCGATTCCAGTTAATGTTAAGGAACCTGCATCTGGTTGATTCTGTCCAGTCTCTACAGAACTAGGAGCAAACGCTACATCATCCCAGTTACTATAAGCATTCGCCCAAGTACCACCATAATTATCCCAACTATAAGTCTGTACTATCTCAATAGAGGCATTATCTGGAGATATTGTAAATCCTGTACCGTCTACTGGCAATTGCCCTGTTAACGTAAGAGTGGAAGCGGTTATCCTAAAGTCATACATAATCCCCGATTCAGGAGAGTATGCAGTAAAAGTTAAATCAGCTTTATCTGGGGAAGCCCCTATACCTATAACAGATTCTGGTACTGGTCCACTCGCCCAAGTACCGGAAGTAGTAGCCCATGAAGTAGCTAATTGATCCCATTCATAAGATTCTATTAGTTCAAGACTAGCAACGCCGGGAGAAATTGTTATTGGCATTAGACTATCCTTTTATATTGCAACCTAACCTATGATTTGGGATGTCTTGCCTTAATGGCATTAACTTCCTCTTTCCACGCTTCTAGTCCCTGCTCTGTAATAAATTCAATCTGTCTTTCAGGAGGGCCATACTCATCAAGTCTCCTCTCTTGGGGAGATAAGGCAACTAATTCCCAAGTTTGAATATACTTTTCTCCGTCCCAACTTGGCCCAGCATCTAATGCGTAATGCCATTGCTGTTCGGGGGGATCAACCTTATGTATATCAGCAGGGCTAAGTTCATCTAACCCCTTACGCCTTTCTTCCCAAACCTGAGTCCAAACACCATCAACAAGAACTGGGCCAATATCGGAATAAGCAAATCCCGGTTTTTTGGGTCGTGGAATTTCTTTTACAACTACGACACCATAATCAATCGCCTCTGGATTATCAAGAAAATTTACCGGAAAAGAAGTATTTGGATTCTCATTTCTTAATCTAGTTATCCCATAAGGATATTGAACTACTGCATCATTTTCAATTTTTGCGTACATTATATTTCCTCTATTGGGGCAATCCTACCATTTTCCTATGGGGCATTTTTCCCTGCTTAGTTTAACTTTCACAATCATAAAACATGAACATTTTTCACACACTTTCAACGCACTACTTAAATGCTCGCATTCCTCACAAATTTTATATCTCTGTGCTGCAGATATTTTTTTAGTCATTGGTTTATCATTTTGCATAGTGTAAAAATACTTGAGCCAATCGCTCACCTTCAAATTTATCTCTCCAGTGAGGATTCTCAACACCTTTATAAATTAGCCCGTCACCCTCTTCCAAACAAACCTTATGAACCTCATCCGTTTCTAAATACAAAGGCCATATATTATCAGTTTGCTCTCTCTTTAAGGTTAGAGATATGCTGTACTCACAAGCATCTCTATCTGTATGCCTATGTAGAATGTCTCCATTCTTATAAACCCTAAGATAGCAAAAGGTTGGTTCTAAATTTTCTCCAGTATGTTGCTTCATATCATATAAAAAATAATGCTGCAAATTTTTCATAGCTGGATCATCGTACAGAGATGGAGTATTAGGAACTTGCTCATCTGTACCAGCAGCCGAGGAGTTCGCCCTATCGCAAGAATAGTGTCCAAGAAAATTTAATAACTCCCCTTTTAACATACCCCTTACTATCTTAAAATTATTAGGACCAAGAGACATAACTATATTTATTTAAAAGGCGCTCCTAAACACCACATCGCTACTGAATGCTTTGTTCCTTCCGTAACTGGCGTGCTTCTATGAAAAATATAAGAAGGAAATACGATTACATCTCCATATTTCATTTCTGGGTATAATGTTTCATTAAAAATATTTTGTTCTCGATTTCGAGTTTGAATGGACAATTCTAAATCTCCGCCAACATAACCATTTGAAACACAAGCAACTAAAGATAATTTTCTAACCTTTCCAGTGTAATTATCATCGGGAACATCCGTGCCGTAAACTCCAGAATGATCTCCTAACCCATCATCATGCCAAGAGTAATATTGATTTTTTTCATACGTTGCGATCTGGATTGCTTCAAAATAATCTATATCGTATTTCCAACCAGAACTTTCATTCGCATCATAAACAAATCTGGAAAATACCTCGTATAAATACTGATCGCTAGACCACGAAACATTTGAACTACGAGCCTTCTTATTATCTTCCCCGTCATCTGTAGTAGCTACTTTATATTCTGACTGACTTGCAATCTCTTTTATTTTACCCATAGCTTCTTCAGAAATAGCATTCCGAAAAATCCAGTAAGCATATTTATTTTGCAAAACTTAATTAATCCGATTTTATGATTCGTAAGTCATGTAGACTAGATTAATAACAACTCTAATTTTCTCATCTGTACAAGTAGTTCCTGTGTGTTTCATATTAACTGGAAATGAAACAAGTCTATTTTCTACACTTTCCACTATCGTTCCATCTTCAAATTTTGTATAACCATTATTAGTATTAACATAAAAAATAGATGTAGTAAGTAATTTTGTTTCTGATGCAATATCAGTATGAAAAATATTCTCTACTATCTCTGGAGTTTTTGTTAGAAGATTAGCTTTAATACGATCTAAAACACCATGTCCAATAATAGGGCCAAATATAACTTCATACCAAGTGTTATAAAGATTACTTAGAATTTTGTTGTCTTTATAAAAAATATGAGTAAACTGAAACTTATCCTTATCATCTAAACTATCTATTGTAGGATTATAGTACCACTGGAAAGTCGTTCCCAATATAGTATCTTGTAAGAGTTTAAAATTTTCCTTTGGTAAAAAATCATCAACAATTTTAATTTTAGCATTCATTAAAAATAGTTCATGTTCACATTTATTCTACATTTCTTATCAGTGCAAGTAGTGCTTGCATGAAGAATATTACTATTAAAGAATAACGCCCTATTTTCTACAGAATTTATCCTGTCTCCGTTTTCTAAAAGAGTATAACCATCATTAGTATTAATACTCCACAAACAAACTTTGTGTTCAAGAGGATGGTCTATATGTAATTTGTGTTCCACTATAGAATCTGTCCTAGTATAATTATTTAACTTCAATCTCATTAGAACAGTAACCCCAACCTTTTCAAGAAATGGCACAAACATCTTGTACATATTACTTAGGATACCTCTATCTTCACCAATTATACCATTGTTATTCTCAAAAAGAGTATGCAAAAAATATGTATCTAATCGATAAACATCGTCATCATAAACAACTCTTTCCTGATGATACCAAGGAATACTTATACCTGTAACTGTAGTTTGAATTTCCTTAAATACATCCTCTGGCATAAAGTTATCAACAACTTTATAATCTATCTGTGTTGTCATTCACGCTGCGCTAACTTGAGCAAGCTGATGCCCTCCAGTCCCACCAGAAGAACCTGAACCACCAGTAAAAGTAAATGTTCCAGAGTTTGATAGAGTTCCTGCATATAAAATCATAGCTGCTCCTCCCCCTGCGCCTCCACCAGAGCCACTAGGCGATCCAGCACCACCCGAAGCCGTAGAATCGCATCTTACTGTCCCGGTAATTGTAAGATCACCACCAACAACCAGCCATATTAAACCACCTATACCAGTAGTGCCATTTCCGCCATCACCGCAGCCACTACCCGCACCTTGACCACCACCGCCACCAGCTTGATATTGGTTACTATTTCCGCAACAAGTTGCATTTTGACCGCCACCACCATAACTGCCAGTTGCTGTTGATTCAACACTACTGTCAAGACAGGACGGCCTATTAGGAGTAGCGCCATGATGCCCAGTCATGCCAGAACCCCCTCCTCCAGAAAACGCTCCTCCGGTTCCACCTTGATAAGTATAGGAAATAGCATATCGACCACACGCGCCACCACTTCCACCACCGCCAGTTGAAATGGTATTGCCACCAGTTGTTCCAGCATTACCAGCATTACCATTAGAGCAGGTAGGAGAAGGAGCATTATTGCCTCCACCACTAATACCCGTACCGCCCGTCGCGCCTTCTTGGGATACAGTGAAAATAGAACCATCACCCGCAGCACCTACTTGATTTTCAACAGCAGCAACTACCGCATCTCCACATCCAGCGAAGTCAGCAGCTTCTAGTGTTTCAGAGCCACTTGCAGTCAGCATAGGCAATCTTAGACCAGTAGCACTTACAGCCGAACTGTCACTACCACCCGAGACTGTTGGATCACAGCTACAGCCTTTATCTTTCATTGATAAAGTGCCAGCAATAGTACAATTACCTACTACATATATAAACAGACCTCTGCATTGATCGTCTACAGTTAATGTATCACCGCTATTTATATCAAGGGTTGTATACTGCGCTAACACCATATCACCATCATTACCATCTGGATTTAACACAGTAAGAGTAACATCGCCAGAAGTATCTAACGCACCACTCGACCCATCTCCAAAATACTGAGACACACCCCCAGAACCAGCTGCTCCCATTAATCCTACTTTTTGAGCTCCTATAGGCATAATATTCTCCTTAACTCATCGTCAGCCCAGCCGCAAAGCCGTACCATATAGTCCCTGCATCTATAGTAGTAAAACAGATTACATCTATTCCAGAAGACGTTAGTGTAGGAGCGGTCGCCCCTGCCCAATCTACTGATGCGGGCCAGTTCACAGTTTGTGATCCACCATTAGTTAAAATAAGAAGAAAAGAACAACTTCTACCAGTAGCGGAAGGATTGCTAAAGGTAAAAGTATTTGCGTTAGTGTCTACAGTAGCAGTTACAACATTACCTGCCGTAAGGTCAATATCCTGCGTACCACCACCTGTGCCTCCAATAGCATTTACTGTTTCAGCAATATCTAAAAAGTATGGTCTTTGTACTTGGAAATCAGCATGATTAACAAGACCAGCCGCACTAGCCGTAACCGTTTTAGATGCCTCAACAGTACCAAGAGTAGTTACATCGTTATAATTCAATTCGGTAGTCGTACCAGTATACCCATCAATTAAATTTAACTCAGTCGCAGTTGCTGTAACTAATGTACCGCCAAGCAATAACCCATTTGTTCCGTCATGTGAAGCAACGTCAAAATCATATGCTCCATCAGCAATAGTAACATCACCATTTGCATCTGCAGTTACAACTTTTGACGCTTCTGAAGTTCCTAGAGTTGTAATGTCTAGATAATTCAACTCTGTTGCAGTCGCTGTAACAGTATCAAGAATATTTAATTCTGCAGCAGTCGTTGTAACAGCAGCAGCACCAAGCGTAGTAAATTGAGCCTGAAGAACTTCCTTGACAAGACGGATTTGGTCGTCGCCTTCTGAGATTGGGTCTGTCGCAAGGGGATTTGTAGCCGAAAGTTGGCTAATAAATGTAGCAGTTTCTACTCCCATGATGCACCCCCTATGCTAATTCAAATATGCCACTGGCACTTGGTGTGACAGTGAGTGTGTTATCTTCCGCTAAAGTAAACTGAGAAGTTGTCAACTTAGAAAAGCACACCAATTTACCACCAGCCTGATAGATCACCGCATATTTAATATTTGCAATTGTTCCACCAGTCGCGGTCCATACAACAGCGGTTGAGTCAAAACGATACTTATCCGTTGCAACAGAGGCCCAAGTTCTAGCGGTAACAGACGCACCACCAGTCGTATAACCATTACCACTTCCCACCTCATTGGCAAGAGATGCTTGTGTTGATAACGTCTTTGTATTTACATTAGCTCTTGCAGCACTCGTATGCAACGCCATATAAAACCCTGTACCTGTACCGTCTAAATCAAACTGACCATTGCCTATATATTCTCTAAAGGAATTATAAAAACTCCAAGCTGTAGCAGCCATTATTCTACCTCCTCTTTTTTCTTCAACGAATGGGGATTCTTAATTATATGTGAAATTAGGCCATCCCCATGTACAGCCAGATCATAATGTTCGCCGGTTTTAGAGATCATATCAACGAACTCTTTTGCTTGATGATAATGGGCTGCAGTACATTTAAACTCTTTCCCAGACACCGTAATATTTAAAACTCCTTCATCATCATTTTCAGATTGTTCATACGCATGATGATGCTCCATAATACAACTGTCAAATCCATAAATCTCTAACTTAGGAAACCCTAACATTCTCAACAAATGAATGGCCCTAGAAGTAACAGTAGAGCCTCCCATTACTGGAAAATAATCATCCCCATAAACTTCTTTTAAAAGATCAAAATTATCATCGCCAGCGCAATGCCATATATGAACTTCTTTTTCTTTAAGCTTTTCAAACATAGAGGGGTGGCATTGAGAACTAATAAGATACTTACACTTATCAATAATGGGATCAACAAATCTATTATTGAACTCTCTGCTATCTAATACAATCTGAGCAGCCGGTTTAATATCTCTATCTAAGCACCATTTATAAGCGCCATTAACAGTTATAACTTTTACACCCCGGAGATAAGTATCTAAAAGATGCTGGTAAACCTTATCATCATTTAAAGAAGCGCCACCACAAACTAAACTTATAGTTTTTTCAAGCTGGGTTTCATACGGCCTAACTTGCACTAATCCTAACTTCACATTAGCTTTTATATTTTCGCGTATCTTATCCTTATCTTCATTTACTTCACAAATGATTTCTGGTATTGGATGTAATTTTTTAACACCAACCAAAGGTGGTTCTGAATTAACGCCTATCTGTAAAGTCATGTATTGAATATCATCCTTACTTCTAAACCCAATGTATTAGTAGCTACAATATCCACATCTATTCTAATAACGTCAGCCGTAGAAACTCCTGTATAAGATCCGGTAACAGAAGGAGTTGCCGCTGTTGAGGAGTCTTTCTCGCCAGAATCAATTGTTATAGGAGTAGAAAGCATATCCTGACCGTCAGTTAAATTATGTAATTGAACCGTAGTCGTACTTCCTGTTCCAGCAGTGTACACATGGGCCTGAGCAGAAGATAAATTTTTCCCATCAAGAGTAGATGGAATAGTAACATGAGTTATTCCATTTCCTACAGACGGTCCAATAGTATCCGCCACACATTTTACAATAAGAGTTCTTTCTGTAAACGATGTTACATTTTTAGGTAAAATAGATCGTGTAGACCCAGAAGAATAATCATAAAAAGAAAACTTATCGTTATCTACATCAATTGAAGTATCAACACTTAAGTTAGGAATTATTTCCTGTTTATCGTCATTCAAATTGGTAAAATTGCCATCCGCCTCACCAAATGTCAAAGGCGATCCTTTTGTTTCTCTTAAAGTAATTTCTGCCATTATGCGTCACTCACATATCCTGTAGTTACATAGTAATCCTGAAAATAAGGCATGTTCCCATAAGGGAATGTTCTAGGAGACTTCTCATAGAACTTCCTTCCGTTGGTCATTCGATAGGCTACCC